TTCATCATCTACCTTGATCGCAATGATCCTACACAGATTCTTTCGGTTCCAAGCAACAACAATCAGTCTCCGGGTTCCGCCCAACCCATTCAGATTCAATTGAACACGTCGCTGGCTACGTTTGAGATCGCCAGCAAGCACGTGTATAACAAGACACCTTCGCGCACAGGTATGCACATCACTCTTTGGGGAATGGAACCAGACTTGATCTCTGGAACGGGAAGCACTGGTGTGTTCATGAATCAGTTCGGGCTCACAGATTTTATGAGCACGGCGGGCTTGCCAGCCGACGCGCTTCAGCTTGTCACTCGTGGGTTTTCACAAACGTTCACGCCAAATATTTCATCGGCGACCAATACCACATTGACCGCCACGCAGCAAGCGACAGAGAACACGCAAGAATTTCAACTTAACACGACTAACAGTGAGACCGGAGTGACTGGTGCTGTCGTTGCTTCCACCGTATCCGGCAGTCCTAACTCTGGTGTCGCGGCTATCAACGCGCAAAATTTCAACAACCCGCAGGAAACGTTCCGCGTCGCCGCGCAGGACGCATTCATCGAGTTCCTGAAACTGTTTCAGATGAACGGCAACATCTGGTACACCACGCAGAGCTACGCGAACGGCAAGAATGCTGGCACGATGTCACAGACGGAGCAAATGTCTCCCAATGCTTGGTCGTCCAAGACTGGCGCTTCTAGCTTCCAGCAGCACTCGCGCAACAATGATGTCATGAGTCGCGGCTACGTGTCTATGAGGTACAGGAACAACGTCTATCTCGGATACTTCAAGTCTTTGAGTTGGACACAGGACGCGGAACAGCCGTTCCAGTGGAAGTTTAACTTCACCTTCCAAGTGGAAAAGACGTACACCGCTATCTATAACCCGAACCCGCAGGTTACACAAAGCCTTCCCAACAATAACGTTGGTGACTTTTCGACTTCAACTGGAATTGACGTGGTGTCATAATGGCAAACAATAACGACGATCTCTCAGATGTAAGACCGGATTCCGGCATCAACCCGAACGTCTCGCCGACACAGCTTCCCATCCGTGGAGAGAAGCGCATCATTCCGTCTCCTGTAGCTCCGTCCGATCTCAACAATGCGTTTGAAAACGCTTGGTTCTCGTCCGGCACGAAACCACCAAATGTGCAAGGATACGCGCAGCCGTCCGCTCGACAGCAGCTTGTAGAGCAAAGTGACTTCAACGTCACGGCGGCAATGTCTTCGTATGTGGATTACGTTTTGATCCGTCTCTATAATCGTGGACTCGGCGGTAATGGCACGCCTGACGGTAACCCAGCGGTCTACCGCTTTCTTATCAACCCGTCACAGGTACAGATCAATCGCACGACGCTTGACGGTCAGGCTTTCGCACGTTCTGGCTGGCAGATCGGTGTGTGGGGCGAGGATACAATTCAGATCAACCTCACAGGCAAGACAGCCGGACAGTATTTCTCGTTTGGTTTGACCGACGCATACCAACCTTACACGGAATCTTATCGCAACATCGAACAGCTTCAAGTTGTGTTCGAGAACAACGGCTACTGGTTTGAGGGCGAGCAGGCATCTGAAGGGCCTCTGGCTGCGGACTTCTCGCGACGCATCATCAAGATGCACGCAGACGTTGAACTCATCGTTGGCAACTTCAAATGGTATGGCATGTTTGAATCGCTGACTTTGACAGATACCGCTGACTCGCCGTTCCTGCTGAATTTTCAACTCGGTTTCATAGCGTGGAAAGAACGGTTCCGTTCAGAGTCCCCGTATCCTGATCTTATCCATAACGACATCAAGCGCGGTGCTGACTACGGTTCATGGCAACAGTCCGCACTCGCAGCGCAACAGGCGACGCAGAATCTTGGTGCAGCTAACACGGTAGTTTTACCACCAGTGTCCGCAGCGCTTCCAGCCGGACCAGCAGCGCCGACCGTCAGTGCAACACCACAAGCACCAGCCGTGATAGTAGCACAGCAGGATCAGCTCTTGCCGAATGTGGACCCGACCGCCGTTGACTCAGTGCCAATGGATAACGTGATTAACTCTGGCTCGACTACGAATTCTAACTTCTGGAATGGGGTGCTCGCATAATGGCAACGCCTAACGATCTCGTTCCAACTGCTGGTACAAATAGCAGCGCGTTTACGCCGCCGTCTGGCTTTCCCGCGCCAAGCGATACATCTGCGTCTTATACGATCCGTAACGTCTCCCAGACGACGCAAGAGCGCGAGATCATCAAGACCGCGCCTGACATCGTAGTGTTCATCGATGGCTTGCCGTACCTGACCAATCCATTTGTCAACGATCCGAGATCAGGCGCAACGTACACATTGGTTAACTTCAATGATAAGGTGACGTCTTACAGCGCAAACTACGACACAGAGTCGCTGGTGCCAAACTGTTCGATTCAGCTCCAGATTCCGAACTACGAGAAATACCTTTACCAAATGCCGGGTGGGAATAACCTACTTCAGACGATGGCACAGGTGCAGGTCTACGCGAAGTCCTACTTCATGGCGGCAACCGGAGACACCGTGTATCGCCGCGTGTTCAAAGGCGTAGTTTCGTACATCGGCTACAATGACAACGGTAAGACGTTGGAAGTTTCGATCCAGTGTCACGGCATTCTCCATCTCTTGGAGAAGATGCAGATCAACATCCACCCATCGCTTGTGTCGGCGCACAAAGCGGCATCACGTTTGACCATCTATCAGTCGATCTTGTCGTCTGGTGATCCGTTTCAAGTTATTGCCATGCTGTTTCTCGAACCATTCCGTTCAGACGGATTCCAAATCGGAACACTCCAAGCGGCAACCTTACTCCCCGGACAAGGCAACTCCAACACGATGTTCTATGACGCGGTCACACGTGGTTACATGGCGAAGTGGCAGGCGATTCTTTACAACATGGTGAAGGACGTCCACATTTACGGCCCAAACAAGGACAACCTCGGAATTCAAGTAATCATGAAGCGTGACGGTACATGGGGCAAGCCAGACAAGCGGACACTCGGCACTTCGATCAGAAAACGCCCGGTGACTACGGAAACCCAGTCTGTCAATAACTACAACGCCTATTACAAGAACATCCAGCGTTTTGCGCCATACAGAAACATCGCTGACTTGGAAACGACCAACAGCATCATCGTAAATCGTCTCGATGCGATCCGTGAAGCTGTGCGTAAAATTGATTTCGAGGCGTATCAGGACATCGACGGTAAGATCATCATCAAGCCGCCGATCTACAACCTTGACGTGGTTAACATTGGTGCGCGACTTAAGCAGACTAGCACTTCGACGAACAGCCCACGGAATAGCTATACGAATCCCGCGACGGCTATCTACGAGAACAACAACCCATTCGTCATCCATCTCTCCGAGATTCTTACGGAGCAGGAGAACGAGGACCAATCCGCCATTCGTAGAACCAGAACCACTGTGTGCGGAAATCCTCTGTTGAGTTTCGGCGTTCAGTGGGATGCGGATACAAAGCCTGTTGGTGAGTGGATTGATGTCACCAAACTAGCCAAGTTCGGTCTCCGAGAAGAGCCAATGTACGAAGTACCGTGGATTGGTATGGGCAATAAAGTCACATTGTTTGCACACGCAATCGCAGAAACGGTTCGTGCCAATCGTGGCTATCGCACGTACACGATCACAATTCCGATGCGTCCAGAGTTAAAGCTGGGATTCCCTATTTTCATTCCGCACAAGGACATGTACGCATACATCAAGTCCATTTCTTTGAATTATCAGGTCGGCGGCACCGCGACAATGACACTGACGTGCGACTCCGTGCGCAAGCGCATCATGGTGAACACTCACCAGACGTTGGGATCGGGCAACTCTACGTTGCCACATGATCTCTATACGTCCGCACCAAACCTTGTTATCCAATGGACAAAGAACTCACCGAGCCCAACACAGCCTGATCCATCGCAGTCGCCAAGCAACGTTCAATTCTGGCAGAATCAAGCACAGCTTCTATCTCAGGGAAAGAACGGCGGCGTTAGTAGAGCGAATGCACAGAAAAGCAACACTAGCCCCGTGGGAGTGTCTCAGACTTTATCGCCGCCGCCTACGAATCCTGATGGATCGAAGTACGGAGCTACGCCGGAACAGGAAAAAGTTCAGTCGAACAGGGATAAGAACGTCGCGTCATACGCTGGAAACCAAACGGATACACCCTACGCTACCTACGTGGTTAAAAACGACGCCAATAAGAATCAAGGCACCATTGATCCCGCAACCGGAAGAGGTTACTACGACCATCAGAGGATCGTAGATGACAAGTACTTGGACGCGCTACTGGGTAACACCAAGACCAACGCGCCGTCCACAATCCCTTACACTGATGATAAGGGTTACGAACTCTTGTCGCCGTTTCCGTGGGGACGCTGGCAAACATTGAACGGTTCCATCAAAGAGTTCACAGAGACCGGATTTATCACGCCGCCGACCGACGCCAACGGTAACTTTACAGATGATTTAGAAGACGAGCAGACCTTCACTAACGCACAAGCGTTCGTATTCGCCGGACTTGGCACGCCAACGGCAACGAATGACCCGTCCACGCAACTCACGGCGGCGGTGAACCAGCAGATTCAGACTGTGGGCGCGTCGAACATCGCTACACAGCAAGCACAGTCTGGCGCAACTAACCCGGCAACTGGGCAATCAACGAATAACACTAGCCCAACGGTCAATTACGCCCAACAGAAATCTATCTCGCAGCCGGATGCTACAGTCATCATCCTCCACTACGATCCATCAACGTCAGCGTCCTTTGCTTCCAATGCTTTACTGAGCAAGTCTCAGCCGGAAAATGATTTTGCACAATCGGAATTGTTGACCACGCAAAGCTTCCAGCAGCAGCTTGTTGACGTATTACTTAGTGGGAAGGTGGCTCCGATACCAGCCGTGCAGGAACAGTTGTTGGCGACTCGCACTCAGTTGCCGAACGGCACCATCACGCTGATCTCGCACCCGCCTAAGAACGGACAGTAACAATGCCTCCAGTAAGAGACAATTCTAGGCTCTACCCGGACACTCCCTTTGAGCGGTTTCAAGACCGTATTCGGAGTGAAGTCTACATTGTCGAAGTGTTGTCCGTAGATTTTGAACGTCGCTGCATCACAGTGCAGGACATCAAAGAGCAATTGGTTTATCCCGACGTTACAATTTTTCCAGCGGCGATCTCGTCATACGAAACAATCAGCGTTGACATGCCAGAACCCGGTGCTATGGGCGTGGCGCAGAACTACGACTACGAAGGAACCCATCGTAGATTGATGGTTACCGCTTGGGTGAATTTCCAACTGTACGGCGGCATCGACACTATCGCGAGTCGCCCGATCTCAGGCGATCAAATTCAGGGCTTCAGCAATCGTGTCCGTCCTAGCTACCGTAAGGCATGGCCCGGACAAAAGACGTCTGTTTACACAGGTGGCTTTTCTGAGAAGATTGACACCGCTTGGGACCGTCAGGCGGCGGACCTAACACGCGACAAGCAAGACCCGAACAAACGCCAGTGGACTCAGATTGCCGGACGCCGTGTAGGTTACAACGACGCCGGAGTGTCGTACACAGGCTCCGTCAATCGTCCCACTGCCACTAACCTAGTGCCAACGTTGCTGCCGGACGGCACCAGCCAATACATTGCCTACCTACAGCCGGGAGTGGCATACTCTTCTCGTTACGTCAGCGGGCAGCAGGACGTGATTCCGTTCTCCGAGAACACGGAACTCGTTCAGGAATACTCGCTCGATTACCCTGTTCCGTTTGAAGTTTTACAAACATCTCTGCTCGACACGATCCTTGGAACTACGTCCGATCCGTGGGCGCGTACCACCGTGACATCACCGTCAGGTCAAGTCGCTTATGACAGCGAAACCTACATGATTACGCAGACATGGGACAATCCTTATGACGACCGCGTCAAGGCGGTTGGTCCTACACTCGCTGAAGGCACAACACCACAGCGGCGTGGCTATATCGTGGAAAAGACAGCCGGAACGCTCGTCGGCTACAGCTTGTTCGACCAGTTGACTTACGGACAGGTTCTAAAGCCACAGTTGTTTGTCGGCACTCCGTCGCAACCAACGCTCGGCAAATTCGGCTCCAGCGTTGAATCCGGTTACATGCCAGTGGTTGACTCAACCGATCACGCGCAAGCGCGACTCGCCGCATCGTGTATGTCAGTCAGGTTCGCATACGATCAGAACACCACTCGCGTGAACGTGACCAAGGAAGGTCTCGTACAGATGGAACTCGGCGCGACGCTTCCGAAAGAGAACATCCTGCTTCAGCCGTTGAACGGCTACGAGTATCCGTATGGCGCTGGACGTTCACTCGAAGCGCACATGGTTGGCTCCGCACAGATTGTTATCGGTAAGAACCGCGATGAAGAAGAAGCGGTTGATCTGACGGCTCTAGGGCAGATCGTCTTGCGCGTTGGTTCTGACGATACGTCCCTACCAAATGCACGCCGCACAGTACAGACACAGCTTCGTAGTAAGAGCGACGCGGTTCAGAACCGCACGATGCAATACTGGACTGAATCAGGCGTGGTGTTGACACCGGGAGACGCTGGCAGTCTCACGAACAAGACGGGCGCGGAAAGCATCTCGTTACTCGCCGCGTTCGACGGCGGCACAGTCATTCGCCTTGGCGGAAAGAATCCACTGGCGAAGCGCCGCCATCTCTACAACGGATACATAGACGGCCCCGGTAAGAACGCTTACGGCGTCGGCGATCCGTCACGCATTGACTCAAAGTCTTACCGCACGGACTACGGCGCGGGCGACAGCATCTATCAGTTCCACGATCTGACACAAGCGGGCGCACCGATCAGCGACTTCCCTCCGTACACGTGGTCAGGCAGCCCGGTTACCAGCACTTCCATCCCGTCGTCTCCGGTGGATTCGCACGGTCAATCCCTTGATTTGCA